GCAAAGCCGCCGATCTCGGCAATGACGTCGATGGTCAGCGTGCCGAGAGAACGTCGTGACATGTGCAGTTATCCCCAGCTCGCCATCGCCTCATCAAGGCCGATCGGCTCCGCTTTCTGGTATCGAAGGAAGTCAGTTACTTGGAATGCCGGGGCTGACGGCTTGCGCTTGCTGTTGGCGAACAGGCTGGCCAGCAGGCCAGCGTTCCAGTCGGCGCGCATCATCGGGTTCAGGCCTCCGTGGCGTTCCCGGTATGCAGCCCAGAGCCTCACCTCGCGAGCGCTGAGGCGTTCCTTCGCCACAGCAATGGTTTCGCCGCCGATGCCGTTAAGCACCAGCTCGCACCAGAACTCGTCTTCCGGTGTTAGCTCGTAGCTTTTCCCAGCGAGTTCACCTCGCCGATCGCGCTCAGCAACGCCAAAGTCAGGGCGCCATCCAGCGCGCCGCGGTCCGCAGCTGACGCACCGGTGATGTCACCTACGGTGAAGACGGGCTTTCCCTGCTCATCGCAGATGGAGGCCGCGATACGGCCGGCCACGCTGTCCTGGCGCCCGCCTGCGGCGAGCACGTCGGAGATGGCGGACTGGAAGCCCAGCGGCCGCACGAACACCGTGGCGGTGAACTCCTGCTCGCCCTGGCGCCAGCTGATCTCCTTCTCGACCGGGCGGCCGGTGAAGGCGCCGGCCTGCAGCAGGCCAGCGATCGAAAGGGATACCGCCTTGCTCTTCGGGACGGACGCCGGCGGCGCCGCCCGCTTCCGGCCCTGGGGCTTCGCAGCGATCACGGGGTGATCTCCTTACGAAGCCAGACGCCAGCACCCGAGCGTTGCATGCTGGCAGCCGTGGACACCACCGCATTGCCCTGAAAGTCGAATGGGAAGTCGGCCACGTAGGCGTTGAAGATGTACCAGGTCCGCGTTTTCGGCAGGACCATTTCCGGCTCGCTGTTGCGCTGGGCCGTGGCCGCCGCACCGGTGCCGGCGCCGCCGCTGAAGGCCACCGTCGGCACGGTCGTGTAGCCGGTGCCCGGATTGGTGATGGTGACGCCGATCACCGAGCCGCCGTCCACGATCGCGGTCGCCGTGGCACCGGTGCCGCCGCCGCCCGTCAGGGTCACGGTGGGCGCGCTGGTGTAGCCAGTGCCGCCGCTGGTGACGTTGATGGCGCTGATGGAACCGCCCACGGTGAGGGTCGGAGCGATGTCCACGCCGTCGGACCAGCCGATCGCCCACTGGATCAGCTCATCCGACGCTGCCTCGCCCAGCTCCCACATCAGGTAGTGGCTCTCGTTGCGCGGATCGGCGTTGATCGTGACCGATGCCTGGCCAGGCGTGCGCAGGCCCTTCTTGTACGTGCGGCTGTTGGTCTCGGACAGACAGGTGTCTTCGATCTGGTCCGCCGGGTTCGCGCCGGGGTTGAAGTTGGTGATGCACTCGATCTCGCGGATCTGGCCATTGATCAGGCCGTACAGCTGGGTGCCTTGCGTCAGCATGCTCATGAATGTCTCCCTGCGGGCATAAAAAAACCCCGCAGTGCGGGGTGTGGGTGGGTGAAACGGACGAACGTCTTCAGCGCGGCACGAGCCAGTCCACGTCAAACGAGTAGCGGTACAGCTTGGTTTCGGGGTCTTTCACCTGGTCACCCCAGCGGGTCACGTAGGCCTGGCCCTCGATCGCGTCGCGGATCGCCCGCGCCGCCGGCAGCAGCGAGACCGGGTCGTCGCTGTAGACGTCGATCTGCAGGGAGTACCCATCCACGTCAGGGCGGTCGCCCAGGTACTGCGTCGGTTCTCCGCCGATGGTCTGCCAGACGACGTAGGGCCGCACCGGCGGCTTCTCTACCAGTCCGAACGGATAGACCCTCGTCGGGCTGGTGCCGAACAGAGTCAGCACCGCCGCGCTGGCAGTGCAGGCTTGGAAGATGGGCGCGATCACTTCTTTGCTCCCTTCGCCTGTTTGGCAAGTGCGCGGTCGAGCGCGCGATTGAACTCAAGCGCGAAGGTATCCACCGCCTTCTGCCCGGCCTGCTCGGCCACCGGCCGCAGGAACGGACGGGCCGCCACCTTGCCCGTGCCGAGCTCGACGTGGCGCCAGTACCAGGTGTCGCCGCCGGGATTGCTGGAGCTGCCATCCGTGGCATACGTCTGACCCGTGCGGCGCTTACGGCGATTCTCGCGGGTTCTGCCGTACTGCTTGGCACCGCCGAGCACACCCAGCCGGAATGCCAGCTGGCCGTCACGCTTGAACGCCCGGCCGTCCCAGCGCAGATCGATGTTCTTCCAGATGGCCTCGCCGGTCTCGTAGTCGTCCACGCGGCGTGCGTTGCTCTGCGCCTGAGCGCGGAGGACGGCGGTCGCCTTCCGCAGCGCGGCGCGACCGCCCTTGGCGTTGGCCTCGTTCTTCAGCTGGGCCATCTTCGCCTTGACGCCGTCCAGGCCGCTCACGTCGAACCGGATGTTGTCAGCCATCGTTGACGCCCTCGCTGCATGGCAGCGTCATGTATTCCAGCCCGCTGACCGGATCGGCCAGCACGCCATGGACGTTGTAGACCTGCCCCCGGTGGATGATGCGGCTCTTGTCGGTGACGCCGACACGGTGCCGGATGGTGATGCGCGCGGTCACCTCGCTGTCGATAGCCTGGGCGGCCACAAACTCGCGGACGGACGCCGGAACCACTTCGGCGAACACCGTAGCCAGATCGGCCCACGTCGTGATGGGTGCGCCGGATCCGGGAT